TTAGCTGAAGATAAGATTTTTATTGAAGATTATAATAAAATTTCTGATAACTCATCAATTAAACCTGGTAAGTATATCTCAGTAACACAAAAATTTATAAGAGAATATACCGATTTAGGATTTACAAAACTTATTTTTGGTGGTGGTAATCAAGACGTTAGTTCACTTTGTAATTTTGGTGTCAATACAGAACTTGTAAATCAAATTGGTGATTTTATAAATAATATTTCTCTCGGTACGACTTTTTCACCAAATACAACTCTCTTTGTTAAGTATAGAGTTGGTGGTGGTACCAATACAAACTTAGGTCAAGGAATTATTAATTCTAAGGGTATAATTAACATCACAGTTAATGGTGATAACGAGGCTAAAAACAATGCGGTAAAAACTTCATTAACGGTTAATAATCCACTTCCAGCTATTGGAGGTAGAGATGAACCATCAGTAGAAGAAATTAGAAATTTAGTTAGATATAACTTTGCATCACAAAATAGGGTAGTAACAATAAAGGATTACCAGACTAGAATATCACTTATGGATGGCAAATTTGGTTCCCCTTTTAGAACAGGTGTTTTTGAAGAACAAAATAAGATTAAGGTTTATATAATGGGATTGAATGGTAACGGACAGTTAGATAATACGTCAACCAGCACACTTAAAGAAAATATAGCAACATATCTTTCTGACTATAGAATGATGAATGATTATATTGAAATAACCGATGCAAAGATTGTTAATCTATCATTCCAAGTAGATTTATTTATTGATAAAAAAAATCCACAATCACAAATCATTTCACAAGTGGTAAGTTCTATTACCAGTTATATGGATATTAATAAATTTCAAATGGGTGAGAACGTTTATCTTTCAAATTTAATTGAAACAATAAACAATGTTGCTGGTGTATTAAATGTTATTGATTTACGTGTTTATAATCAAGTAGGTGGAAACTATTCAACAAATGAAATTTCACAACCATATTTAGATTCAACAACTAGAGAAATAAATGTATCAGACAATTATACACTATTTGGTGAGCCTACAACCATGTTTGAAATTCGATACCCAACCAAAGATATACTTGTTAGAGTAAAATAGTGTTTATTTAATCACAAAAATTAGTTATATTAAATTAAAAAATTATGGGATGTAATAGTTGCAAGTCAAAAAACAAAGTGGGTGAACAAAGTGTGGAAACTCAATCTAAAAACTCACAAATAAAAAACAATATAATTTGGTTTCCAGTTAAACTTATCTTATTTGTTCTAATGACAGTGGTAATCGTTCCAACGGTTATAGTGTTTCTTATTTATATATTATTTTTTACCATCATTATTGGGAAACAGGTTGATGTTAATAGCATGATACATAAAATGATTAATTCACTAGTTAATAAAATTAATACTAAGCGACAAAAAGAGGAAGAAGATGAGGATTCATTTGATGAGAGTGAATATTCATTGGATGATATTGAAATAGAAGAAATTGATTATGAACAACACAATAAGAATTAGAACAACACCAAACGGTACTGACAAGTATTTAAATTTAAAAATTGAGCAAGACTTCGATTTCATTGAGATATTATCATTAAGTATTAGTCAAGATAAAGCATATGAAAATTTTTGTTCTGATTATGGTACAATTGTTGGTCGTGTTGTAATTAATAGTGGGTTTGGTGTTCCAAACGCAAAGGTATCGGTATTTATACCAATTGACGATATTGATAAGGAAAGTCCTTTAATTAAAGGATTATATCCTTATGAAACAGTTTCAGATAAGGATTCAAATGGTGTTAGATATAATCTATTACCGAAAGAATCCGATAGTCAAGATGACTGTTATACACCAGTTGGTACATTCCCTGCTAAAAGAGAAATTTTAGATAATCCAGACATGCTTTATGTCTATAAGAAGTATTATAAATTTACAACGCAAACTAACTATGCTGGTGACTTTATGATATTCGGTGTTCCAGTTGGTCAACATACTGTACACGTGGATATGGATATATCAAACATTGGGGTTGCATCACAAAGACCATATGATTTAATTGAACAAGGGGCACCACTTAAGATGTTTTATAGTCCTACTAAGTTCAAAGAAAGTAAAAACCTTAATTCTTTACCACAAATCAAATCAGCAACCTTAGGTGTTAATGTCAGACCATTTTGGGGTGATATGGATACATGTCAAATAGGTATAACAAGACTAGATTTCGATATGAATTACACAATTAAACCAGCGGCATTTTTTACTGGTGGTGTATTTGGTGATAATGATAAGAATAGCATTAACAAAAATTGTAGACCCAGAAGGAAAATGGGTAAAATTTGTGAACAAATGGTTAGTGAAGGTTCTATCGAAATGATTAGAAAAACACTTGATGATAGTATTGAACGTTTTGATGTTGAGGGTGGTCGATTGATTGACGCTAACGGTGCTTGGGCTTATCCAGTACCAATGAATCTTGATTATGTTGTTACAGATGAATATGGTAAGTTAATACCATCTGAAGATACAAATATTGGTATTCCAACAAGAGCTAGGGTTAGATTTAGAATGTCAATGGATGAAAGCGGTGGTTTAGGAAGACTTAGAACAAGAGCAAATTACTTAGTACCACATAATCCAGCGACACTTAATGATTTAGATTTCAATTTTGATGCATCAACAAAGGATAGTAGTTTTGTTGATATGCATTGGAATAAGATTTACACTGTAAAAAACTTCATTCCAAAAGTTAAAAAATCTGGTAGTACAAATAAAACATCAAATTATGTTGGTATAAAGGATGTTGATGCATGCACTGGAGATAAAAATCCATTTCCATATAGTAGAACATATGCTCATGGCGACCCATTATTCTTTATATTTTGTATTTTATTGGAGATAATATCTGCAATTGTGGCTATTTTTAATATATTACCAAAGTGTGCATTTTGCGAGTGGTTATGTATATTTGGTGTTTGTCCATTATGTGGATTAGTCCCATCAATAAAGTTAACATGTACTACAGACGATGGTTCATGTCAATACGTTGAGTCGATTTGTAAGGGTAAGTATGGTGGATGGAAAGATTGTATGCAAAATGTATTAGCAAATAATTTGAATCTATTTCAATTTGATTTTTATAATGATTGGGTCAATGGTTCGTTGTATTTTTATTTGTTAAAGTATAAGAGGAAAAGAAATGGTTCGGCTAAATTCTGTGATTATGATTGTGAAAAAAATGGCAGTATAAATGGCTGTTATGATAATATCTTACAAGATACAACATTTGATAGCGAAAGTGATTTTAATATTCGTCCATTTAGTACTGGGTTAATAATTAAGTATCAAGATGAATTATATTATAGTCCTATATTATCATCTGGTGACCAACATAAGTTATTTGCAACAGATATTACAAATTTAGGTGCAGTATTTGATTGTGATTGGCAAGGTTTTCCTAAGATAATTCAATACTTAACACCAACATCATATAAGTTACCACCATTAACCCCAGAACTAAATGTCGATGATAATAGTACAAATTATGTTGGTGGTATGTTTTCATTAACAGAAGGTTGTGAAAGTAATACATTAGCTCCTGGTGGTGGATTATTTTTTGATGTAGATTGCGGTGGTGTTCACCATAATGGAACACAAGCTAAAAATATAAGAAGAATTTGTGAGTTATCAGTTGATATACCAGAAAGTGTAACCCGTGTACCAGAAGAAGTTACACCAGCTAATTCAATTTATGAACAAGATGAAATAGTATATAGTTTACAAAAATACACTAGAGATTCATTTACACTTCTAAATATTTCAGGTGCTTCAATTTCAGCGTTACCTCAAATAAATTTTAATTTAAATGATGAAAAACAAGGAACTTCATTTGGTGGTCAATTATATAATGATTTTAGACATTTTTTTATACCAAATAATGAATTATCATTTGAAGCGTTAGATAATTCTTATTATTTATACTTTGGTGCCGTGCCAGGTAAAACTGGTTTAGATAAGCTTAATAGTAAGTATTTTACACGTTGTATTAAAAAGAACCTAGATGATTACATTATTAGAACAAACATAACAAATACAAGTTCTAATAGTAACAAAGATGGTTCAATATTATTTACATTTATTGGTGGAACACCACCATTTTCATATAGTTGGACTGGCCCAAATTATATTAAAACACCAACAACTGTTAAACAAACTGATACAATAACAAATTTAGGTGTTGGTTTATATAAAATAACAGCCGTTGATGCTTTAGGTACGATTGTAACAAAAGAAGTTAATATAAGTGGTCCACAAGCACTTACGTTTAAGGCAAGCCTTGATTTAAAACCATCAACAAGTCAAT